GAACCACTTGTATTAGTTCTAGCTGCACGTCTAGCTTCTATATAACCAGTTTCGTTACGTGCTTGTACTAATCTTTCTAATACATCTTTTCGTGCGTCTTCATCTTGTGCTTCTTCTGCTGCTTTTAATTCAGCATGTAACTTAGAAAGTTCAGCAATTTTTTGTTGTACTGCTTTAGTTTCACGGATATCATACTGTTCATCTGTTAACTGTTCTGGAAATGCTTGTAGTTGTTCATACCCCGGCATTAAGTCTTCTGATTGAAATTGCCTGTTATCAACTGCAGGATCACCAAATGCTCTTAACTGATTATTTCCATTAAGATTTGCTCTTAATCTTGATGATATATATTGTGCTGAATCTACAGTTGCAGATTGTAAAATATATTCAAGCCCATAATCCATCCATTCTGGAAGTGCAGGATCAACATTGTATGGAGTACCAAATACGATATTCTCTGGTTGTACAGTGAAGTCTATTGTTCTCAACTCTGATGTACCATATTCACTACCTGAAAATGTTATATTTGTAACAATAGGATTGATTAAAATAATACGTTGTATAGTACCAGTAGTTTCTAAGTCACCAAACCAATGAAATAAAGTAATTCTCTCAAAATTTCTAAAAGTATCATTGTCAGTTACTAATTTTCTACCAGTGTTACCACCCTCATTCAACGATGTTTCTAATGCACCACTGTCAACGTTCATGTCACTATTTTTAAAAAATCTACGATATATACCTTCAGCTAACATCATTGTGTTGCCGTTGATAGTATCATACATTGTAAATGTTACTTCTGGAAAGTCAACACGTGTCGGGACATATACTCTTTTTCCATATTTGTCAACTGGTTGAGTAGTAGTTTGTACACTTATTGGCGAAACTGCTCTACACAGCCCTGATACATCATCCATGATTTGTCCATGTGCACCTTTCCATTCGGTGTACCACATATCTGATAGTTTTGGTGCAGAAGAAATGGCTGATCCATGTGGTGAATCAAAGCCAAATTTCTTTCTTGCTCCGCTACTATCTGCTAGGATTGTACCTGGTGTACGTCCCTCATGAAGTTTACGTTCCGCCATTTTTTATCCTATTATTAACCTAGAATGTCTGAGTTATTAACGAATGTTTGACCTGGCATAATGTTGTCATCTGTGAATACTGCATTGTCATACTGTAATGTTAATGCAATTGTCACTGGATCTGAAACAGCGTAATCTGATTGTGAGTAGTCAGTGTTTGTTAAGAAACAACCTTCTAGTTGCCACTGTTCGATTGGGTTACCTGAGTTACCATCTAGTGTCTCAATTAGTGTTGAGAATTTGTAGTTAGTACCTGCTGAAGGACCTGTTTGATTTTTGTGATCTAACTGTGATTGTAGTTGACGACCAACTAGTTTTGTTAGATTGTTAGCAACATCATCTCTTAGAGTGATTGTTACTGGTTCCCATGTGTGCTTACCCATCATGTACATACGTGAGTTGTATGAATCTACTGGGATTGACTCGTGTGATACTTTTGGACGTGATACGTTCATTACTTGACGTGTGAATTCACTTGTCGCTTGCGTTAATCCGCCAAAGCCTGATACTTGAACACGAAAACGATAGTTTAGTTTCGGCTGTAGAATACCGCCACCAGTAACGTTGTCACCAGAGTCTGTAGGTACACCAAAATTTTGTAATGTTCTTGCCATTGTTATGTCTCCTAATAATAGTTTGCAAACTATAATGTTATACAAGTATTTATCTGTTAAGTACTATATTAAAGTTGTAGTTAATAAAAAACCCGACATTTCTGCCGGGTTTTAAAAATTAGTTATGAATTACTATATTATAGTGCTTCACCTGTGTTACGAATACGTAGTGGAATGTAGATAAACTCAACTGCTTTTGCTGGCTGAATTGCAACATCTACCCATAGCTCGTTTCTATCGATACGTGCCGGAGTGTTGTTTGTATCATCACAAACTACTAAGAAGTCATACAGACCACGATTAGTAACTAGTTCACCACAGAAACGTTCTACTGCATCACGCATGTTATCACGTGTGATTTTGTCATTCTGTTCGAATAAGAAACCACGTGATAGTTGATCAAGATTGAAACGCATGTAGTTTACTAGACGTGCAACGTTGATACGATCCATTGCTGATGCATATGATTGAAGTGTTTTCTGACCATATACTACTAGACCTGTGCCTGGCATATCTGCAATTGGGTTCATACGATTTGTATAAAGAACATCACGTTGACCTTCTGTTAGACGAACACGTGAGAATTCATTCTCACCTGTTACATAACCAACTTGTGAAGCATTCGATACTACGCCACGTGTCAAGCCTGCTGGTGCGAACCATGGGAATGATACTTGGTCTGAGAATGCTAGTGTACGTAGTGCAACTGCTGATGCTGGGATTACTACATCATTACCTGATAGATCAGTTGATAGACCATGTGGGTAATAAACACCTGCATATGCATCTGCTGGAAGATTTGAATCTGCCCATGCTTTAAGTGATGTTGCATCTGATTTTAGTGTTAGCGGAGCATCACCAATAACGAATGCGATTTCTTTCTTATCTTTGTTAAGAGTAATCATTTCGTCCATTAGTTCTGGGTAACCAGGTGCTGCGATTAAGTTGAAGTATGTTGATTCTGCACGAATACCTTCGTTGCCTGCTAGTGCTGCTTGCATTGCTTCTACAACTACACCACGTGTTGCTTCTGAACCGAAACGACCTGAGCCATCTAAGTTTAGACCTGAAGCCCATACCCACTCACCATCTGTCCAACGCTTAACGTTGTATGTTGAGTAGTCCATGTTTACCATTAGAATATTTTCTGGGTGTAGTTCTGCATTTGGTGCTTGTGCATGTTCAGTACGAGAGTTAGCCGCTCCATTTTCATCAAATGGTGCTTCGTATGCATAATGACCGAATACTACGCCGTTAGTTGATGATTGGTCTGCATTGTCTAGTTTAACCCATGCTGAGCCGCTCCAACGATATACTGTTGGGTATGGCATTGCATCTGAGTCTACCCAGATATCACCTGCTACTAATGCAGATGTTCCATCTTTACGCTTCGTTGGTTTGCCTGAACGTAGTTGTAAGTCTGCTTGACCTAAACCACTAGTGTCTTCTGACCAACCATATGTTGACCATGCCATTTCTGAACCATTGAATTCATTACGTAGAATTTCAATTTTTAAATCTGCATCAAACCATAATGTACCTTCAGCAATGTCACCTTCTGGTGTTGAAGCTGATGCCTCGTATGATAACGATTCCCAAACTGATGATACGTTCTCATATTGTGAGAAGCCGATACCATATGGCATATTTGCGCCTGGATCAAAATCTAGTGCTAATGCATTACCATCAGTACGTGTGAAACGAATACGATCAGAGCCGATTTTTTCAACTCTTACATTTGCATTGTTTAATGCCGCATCTGATTGCATTGTTTGTATTGCTTGATCAAGAGATACACCTGAGAATGCAAAACCTACACCTGCTAGAGTAAATGTACTAGTAACACTTGCTAAATCATCGATTACGTTACTTGTTAATACAGTTTGTGTTGCACCTGTGTGTCTAGCTACACTTATGATACCTAAACCGTCACTATTATACTGTGTATATATATCGCCTTCAGCCGCTGCGTTTGCTGATGCTAAATCATCTGAACCGTACACCGGAGCTTCTACTGCCTGGAATAGACCTGAAGCTGAATTAAATACTGCAAGTGATAAATCTAAACCGCCACCTTGTTGTGACAGTCTAACATATGTATTACCGTCTGCTGCAGTTGTTGGTGCAAATTTAGCAAATGAGAAGTTAGGTGAGCCTACATCACCTAATAGAACCCAGTTAATACCTACTTTTGTCCAGTATGTGATACGTGCAGTTGATGTTACGACTGCGAAATCATCTGCTGAACCAAATGTATTTGAAGGTGCTGCATAACCTGATGCATTAATGCTTTCTACATTACCAGTGCCTGGTGCGTCAGTCAGAATTGCTGGGTTAGCTGGTACCCATTCACCCGAAACACGTGTGAATAGACCATATACAGATGAATCTGTATCATGCCAATATGTTCCGCCTGCGATAATACCTGCTGGTTTATTTGATGTTGCTTCTAGTTGTGATAGATCAATGTCTGCACGAATAACATAAGCGTTGTTTGAAACACCTAGATACTG